CGAAGCCCTGATCGAAAGGTTGTCTGCAACCATTTGTATACAGCGTCTTGGTTATTGCTTTGATGACAAAAGGTATTCAGTATCCTGCTGGATAGGCGATGACCACCGGAGCTTCTATGCCGCAACACTCCACAAAGCCCTGCAAATGGCCGTTGACGCTTGTACAGAACCCGAAGCGGGGGGCTAAAATGATGGAAACTACAATGTACAGGAGCGGTATGGCTGATGATTGTAATTTTAGATGTTATAGCTTTTATCATCGTACTAAGTGCCTTACTTGTAGTGGGGTATGCGTTCCCGAAAGTGGTTTTGCTAATTGCTTGCGCCATTCTCCTAATTGCTGCAATAGTTCATCTCTACCTAAGATTTTTGGCCTAAGAAAATGAAGCATAGACATAACTGTTACGGCTACAGCCTCGAAGACGCCTACTTTTACGAGTACGACGGTAGCTACGGAGATGGGAACGGTTCCGGTATGCTCCCCAAGTACGCCTACAGCGACGGAGTCGGCAACGGCAACGGTTACGGCTTCGGCGACGGCGACGGCAACGGTTACGGCTCCGGCGACGGCTATGGCGAAATACATTCCGGTCGCGGCTACGGCTATTGACGCCAGAAAAGGAGAATCTTATGGGCGACCTATTGAAGCTTAGACATCACGGCGACAGCCACGACTTCGGCGACGGTAACGGCTACGGCGACGGCGGCGGCAACGGAGACGGCTCCGGCTTCGGCTACGGCAACGGTTACGGCTTCGGCGACGGCTCCGGCAACGGTTACGGCTCCGGCGACGGCTATGGCGAAATACATTTCGGTCGCGGCTACGGCGACGGCTCCGGCTACAGCTACGGCGACGGCGACGGCTTCGGCTCCGTCTTCGGCTCCGGCTCCGGCGACGGCTTCGGCGACTTTGCGCAACAGTAAAAAGAAAGGAAACGCTATGGAAAACTGGCTTTCACATTTTATAGCCGTATTGTTGGTGATCGGAGCTATCTCAGTCACTGCCGCCCTCAACATTTGGTTGGAATCAACTATGTGTTCCGCAAAAACATCCGGTATCGGGGAATCCAGATATGGTGTATTCTCCGGGTGCCTTGTGAAGCCGGAGGGTGAGGATTCGTTTATCCCACTTGAAAACTATCGGAATGTAAAATGACGACCTTGAACTACTCTCTGTTCAGCAGGTTAGAAGCCTTGTTCAGCATGTTAGACCCCTCCCATGCTTCTAATAATAGTAAAGCTTTTCTGTATATACCCGAGCGGCTGAACGCCATTAAACGAGAGATCGAAGAACTGGAGTGGAATGGGAGGTTCGTGGAGGCAAGCGATTTATATAAGGAAAAGAAGAACCTAGAAGACTATCAACACCAAAACAACACAACCTACTATCCACTTTTTTAACGAAAGGAAAGGGTGAAATGATAAGCGATAGAGACATCCAAGAAGCGGCAGACTTCCTCTCTTTCTTGGACACAGATGGATTACAAAGAGCAATAGATAGCATCTCCGCCTTGGCTAGACCAAGAGGTGAAGTTTCGGGAGAAGCCAAGAAAGTGTGCGTCGGCGTACCTTCCGGCGATATGGTTCACATGGATTTCGCCCTTTGCCTGATCCGTATGCTGCTTTCAAAACAGAACCAAGATGCCTTTCTGATAAATGAACGGCAATCTCTCTTACCGTCGTCGCGTCAGGCGCTGGCCGATTCCGCCATAAAAGAAGGGGCCACCCATCTTTTGTTCCTCGACAGCGACATGGTGTTTCCACCCGACCTGATCTCACGTCTTATGGCGCACGGTAAAGATTTGGTGGCGGTCCCTTGCACAACCCGTAAGTTCCCGTTGTCCACCAACGTAACCGGGTCCGATAACGTAAGAATTTTTCCGATCCCAAATGAGTTATTTAAGGCGGCTAGGGTCGGAACGGCCTTCATGTTGATTTCTCTTGAGAGATTAGCTAAAATGCCGAGACCTTGGTTTGGGGTTGAGTACAACAAAGAGACAGAGAAGTTCAAAGGGGAGGACTTCTTCTTTTGCGACATGTGGCGCGAGAACGGCGGTGAGGTGTGGTGTGATGGCACCTTAACCCCGGAGGTACGTCATCTGGGGCAATATGATTACGGCGTCAAAGACTTTAAGGTTAAAACTCGTTCAACCGCGGAGGAACTTAATGGGATTGTTAAATGACCTTGTTAACCGGGCGCACCAAGCTCAAGTGGATGCCGGTTGGTGGACAGATATCAACACTGGGGAAGACCTTCACGGGCGAAGAAACGTTGGTGAGTTGCTGTGCCTTATCCACAGCGAGATTTCAGAGGCTATGGAGGGGCACCGAAAGAACCTAATGGATGACAAGCTGCCGCACCGAAAGGCCATTGAAGTTGAACTAGCCGACGCCTTAATCCGAATACTCGACCTATGCGGCGCTATGGGGCTTGATTTGGAAGGTGCCTTTGAAGAGAAGATGGCCTACAACAAAACGCGGGCGGATCACAAACTGGAAAACCGGAGAAAATCAGATGGTAAGAGATTTTAGTTTCGTCAATACCGCCCCCTTGATTGGCACCAATTACCGGATTTATCACGTTGATCTGAACCTAACCCCGGAGCAGATACATACGGTATCGGAGAACCGTAACTCGCGGTACGTGGGAGAGTTTTCGCTACCCGGAAAAGATGGTAAGTGGATGAATTTCCCCTCATCGGTTTTCTATACCGGAAAGGGCTACTTTGGAATCTTCTTTAACGAAGAGGGTATAGCTGATATTGTTAGCGCAGATAAAGCTATGGAGCGGGTCTATACGGGAGTGATTGAGCCTAAGACAAATCAAATACTCTACTCCTCATTCAAAGACGACGATCAGGATTTGTACGGCGTGAGCATAACCGGGGGCTTGGAAGACCCTAAGTTCGAGGGAGAGCCAATCTTGTTTGTTGTAAAAGAAGGAGAGTTCCATGCAGTCGCCGCGTGAGTTCGTCCTAAATGAAGCGATGAAATGTGTTACAAAAGACCGAAACTCTTCCTACGGAGCGCCGGAAGATAATTTCCAGCATATTGCCGACCTTTGGAACGCCCAATTCAAAGACCGGCGCGGGGAATTCAAGTTCTCATCTTTTGATGTTGCCATTATGTTCGCATTGATGAAGCTCGCCAGAACTCGCACTTCACCTAAGCACAAGGACAACCTTATTGATTGCGCGGGGTACGTAGCATGTGCAGCGGATTGCCTGAAATGAAACTGTTGCCGGAAGCCGTAGTTAAATTCTCGGCGTCTTGGTGCTCGGCGTGTAAGGCGCTTGAACAGGAGTTTGCGGATACTGAGAAGTCATACCCCGGAGTGTCGTTTATTAACATATCGTTGGATGATGACGTGGAAACACCAGCGAAATACCACGTTAAAACTTTGCCTACTGTTCTGTTTCTTAACTATGGGAGGGAGATTGCCCGTTGGAAAAAAGGAGAATCCTTATCTGATTGGGTCGGGTCTTATAAGAACTATGACGGATGAAACTCCAGAAGACGCAAACGTAATACATATTGGGGATTTTTACACCGGGGTAAAGCAAGACCCCGCGAAAATGCTACGTAAGATAGCCAAACTAGAGGGGCTGTCCGAAGCCTATGTAATCTATCGAGTGAACGATAACGACTACGAATTAGAGACAACCGACCCAGACCTTCTTAAAACGCAAGGTCTTTTCTTTAATATAGCCATAAGAATATCGCTAATAGGAGAGGAAGACACCTGATGACGCGCCCAACATACGAGAATGACGACACGAGGAAGTATGAAAGATTCTTCCTCTTTTTATTCCCCGGCTACCAGAAAGTCTATAAGACCTACGGCTTCGATTTTTGTGATGTAAATTCCGCACGTATCGCGGAGTTTAAGACACGCAATTACCGCATGGGTGATATTCCGGAAGGTAAGGTCCTTTTAGCTTTACACAAGGTAGTGAATATGCTCCAATACAAAAGGGAAACGGGATACACGGCGCACCTGTATTTCATGTTCCGCGATAAACTTGCGACTATTGAAGTGAAATCGGCGCAGCCCATACGCATAATGGGACGCACAGACCGCAACGACCCCGGCGACGTTGAGCCATGTGTATTGTTCGATACCAAAGACATGCAAGTTCTTCTGAGTGAGGAGGAATTAGGTGAAGAGTATTCCCGGTTCGCTGCACAAATCGCTTAATGAGTGCCCCAAATGCCACCACAAGGGATGCGCCGCAATCTACAAGAATCCTGATAAATCCAATCCCGGTAAGCACTTTTACCTGTTGTATTGCTTTTCGACCGGATGTGGAGCGAAATACCCCGTTAACGAAGAAGGAGAAGAGATGGAAAAGGAAGAGAGTGAAGTTAAAGTTACCGGCCTTATTGAAGGTGAGGGGTACGCAGACCTTCTTAACAAAGACGATCCTTGGGGCTATCGCGGTATTGTAGCGCAGACTTGTAAAGTATTTGGCGTTCAGTTGGGGCATCACCACGGGCGTCCGGTTCTCATCTTCCCGAACTACAATGAGAAGGGTGAGCTACACGCGCAAAAACTCCGCGGGTCTAATCCGTTCGGAAAGCGCGAGTTCACTTGGCTTAAAGGAAATGACCAAGTCAACACCAACAAGACTTTCTTTGGGCAAAACTTATGGAGGCCGGAGAAGCACCAGAAGATCGCGGTCGTATTCGGTGAATTTGACGCGCTCGCCCTATACCAGATGCTTCCGGGGTTTGCTGTTATCTCGGTGCCGGACGGAGACGACTCGGCCGCCAAGTACGTAGAGCGGTACTACAACTGGTTGCGCCGTTTCCGCGAGATCATCTTCGTCCCGGACAATGATGGTAAATGCTCGCAGGTTGCCGAAGCTTTGGCGGCGCGCTTTCCGCGGCAAGCTAAACTAGCTGTTTTAACCAAACATAAAGACCCGTGCGACTATCTCGCTAATGGCGACACCAATCTGTTCCGCGAGGAGTTTGTGTCCGCCCAGCCGTTTACGCCGCAGAAGATTGTGGGACTTTCCTCTTTCCGCAGGGAGCTTTTGGAAGACCCCCCGGTTCCCATCGCCGATTATCCGTGGGAGGGCCTCAACCGTCTGACTGGCGGTATCTGGGCGGGCGAACTTGTCACCATTAAAGCCCCGCCTAAAGTAGGTAAAAGCTCGCTACTTAACGCCGTGGCCTATCATCTGTACAGGACAACGGATAAAAAGATTGGGCTAATTTACCTTGAAGAAACTAAGCGCGATTTAGTGTTTCGTCTCGTTAGTATGCACCTTGAGAAGAACTTGCAGCGCCCGGAGATACGCCAAGAAGTAGAGAGGGACGAACTCCTCTCCGCTTTTCACGACCTTACTTCAAACGAGCGTTTCTTTGTTGTTGAGCATTGGGGTGCCTGTTCTTCTGACTTTCTGGAAGAGAAGATCACTGAGCTTGTTTTGGCTACTGGGTGTCAGTTCATCTTCTTCGACCACGTTTCTATGGCTATCACGGACGAGAGTAACAAGGACGAGCGCGTAGCCCTTGACCGCTTGGTTTCTGCTATTAAAGCTCTTACAGTCGGCATCAAAGACATCGACGAGGAGGGCAATTCAATCATCCGTGAACCGACAATCTTTATGGTTACGCACGTTAACGATAACGGGCAGCCGAGAGGTTCGCGGATCGCGGTTCAAATCTCGAATCTTGTCATCGGCTTACAACGTAATAAACTTGCAGAAACCCCGGAAGAGCGTAACGTACTTACTGTTGTGGTGGAGGACAACCGTCGTTACGGGGAAACTGGAGTGGCCTCTAAGCTGTTTTACGATTGGCGTACAACTAGCCTAACTGAAATTCCAACGGAGAAAAAACATGAATCCTAAGCTCACAACAACTATCTTTAATGAAGGGTATGAGATCGTAGTATCGAAAGAATTTGAGGATGGGATGTATCTAGCTGATCTGTTCGAGTTCTTTCATAATGTAGCGCTCGCCGCTGGATTCTCAGAAACTGATACAAAAGACCTAGAGTCTCTATGGCAAACCGCGGAGATGCTTCGTCGTGGACAAAATTTCGTATCCTAAACTGCATAGCTTCAAGCTAAAGAACGTCGCAAGGCACCCGGCATCACCCCCTTTGTTGCAGGACCTTGTTAATTTCATGCTGTCTAACGAAATAAAAGATGTCGTCATAATCGCCAGAAATAAAGCTGATAAAATGCGCGTTGAGACGACTTTTACTACCGCAGGACAAGTTCTGTGGGAAATTGAACAAGCGAAACTTTTGGTGTTGCAATAATGGTTTATGTAGCCATCGACTTCGAGACTTTTAGCGAGGCTCCGCTTGAAGATGTTGGGGCTTGGGTGTATTCTCGCCATCCAAGTACCGAGGTTTTGTGCATGGCTTATGCCGTCAATGATGATCCCGTTCGCTTGTGGATTCCGGGCGACCCACTACCGCATTGGATGCAAGACAACAACCTTAAGCTGGAGGCGCATAATATCTCGTTTGAGGTGTCGATCTGGGGCAACGTATGCCAGAAAAAATACGGCTTCCCGGCCATTTCATTGCGTCAATGGTACGACACAATGGCTCAATGCGCCGTATGCGCCATACCGCAATCGCTTGACGCCGCGGCAAAAGCCCTCGATCTACCGCTCAAAAAGCACGAAGAGGGCTACAAGGCCATGTTGCGTCTTTCTAAACCGAGAGAACCGTCTAAAACCCGTCCGGAAAACAGATACATCAAGGGAAAATATAAGGATTGGGACGAGAAATTTGCCGTCCTATACGAATACTGTATGCAGGATGTGGGGGTCCAACGCCTTATACGCAAGACGCTTCCGCCTTTGACCAAAGAGGAGAGAGAACTTTTTCTTCTGACGGAGAAAATCAATATTCGTGGTATGCCGGTTGATCGTCTGCTGGCAGATAAGGCAAAATCTATTATCTATGACTACGTATCTTACTCTATGGGACGTCTCGGGGAGATAACCGAAGGTAAAATGTCGTCCGTAACCCAGATCGCGGAGCTTATCGCGTTCCTGAACGAGCGCGGTATCCCAGTTGAAAACGCAAGGGCTGACACTCTCGAAGAGGCGCTCAATAACACAACCGACGAGGTTGCGCGTGAAGTGATGCAATTACGCCTTGCCACAGCTAAAACCTCTACGAGCAAGGTTGATAAAATCCTGCTTATGGCGGATACCGATGATCGCGTTCGCTTCAATATGGCGCACCACGGGGCGCGTACCGGTAGAGTCGCCGGGCGTGGGGTTCAGATGACTAATCTCCCTCGCGGAATGTTTGATGCCGACCACCCAGAAGAAATGATGGAAGCGTGTGAAGACCTTATGCGTCTTAACATGAAGCAGTTACTCGATAAATACCGTGAATACGTGGGGCGCAACGGTAAACCTAATCACATGACCCCGCTCGACGTTGTATCTTCGTGCATACGTGGAATGTTCTCCCCGAAGAAGGGAAATCTTATCATCGCGGGGGACTACGCAAACATTGAGGGGCGCATTAACGCTTGGCAAGCTGGTGAAGATTGGAAACTTGAGGCTTTCCGCGATTACGATAATGGAACCGGGCCGGACCTCTACAAATTATCTTACTCACGCGCCTTCAATACGCCACTGGAATCGGTGACGAAACCGCTGCGCCAGATCGGTAAGGTAATGGAACTCTCTCTGGGTTATCAAGGGGCGGTCGGTGCCTTTGCTAAAATGGCTAAAGGTTACGGAGTGTCGCTTCCAGAAAACGAAGTTAAGCAGGTCATTAGCTCTTGGCGCTCGGCGCACCCTAAAATAAGAAACAGTTGGTATGAATATGAGAAGGCATGTTTGCGTTCCGTTATATCAGGCGAAGAGATTCCGGTTAAGAACATACGGGCGGACATAAAGTTCTTCTACGACAAAGAAGCTAAATTCTTAACAATGCAACTGCCGAGCCGACGCAAGCTTTATTACTACGAACCGCAGCTTGTCGATAAGCAGACCCCTTGGGGCGAAGCACGGACCTCTGTCTCCGTAATGGGGGTGGATTCCGTTACTAAGCAGTGGGTACGCAGGGATTTATACGGCGGACTCCTTGTTGAGAACTCGGTTCAAGCTATGGCGCGTGACATTATGTATAACGGTATGCTAAACGCAGAGAGGGCTGGTTACGCGCAACTGCTGACGGTCTATGATGAATCTGTTGCTGAAATTCCAGAGGGGTTTGGCTCAATAGAGGAGTTCAATTCTCTCCTTTGTAAGCTGGATGAGTGGGCAAAAGACATCCCTATTACATCCGAAAGCTTTATCTCAAAGCGTTACCGAAAATAACTCTGTTGACACGGCGTAAAAACTGTGGCACAATAACCGACATCTGGGCAATTAAGCCCTTATGTAGCTCCAAGAGGAGATCACTTATGACTGATAAAGTTTACACCATCGACGGCCTTGCTATGTACGCTAAAATCAAAGACCCGGAACCCGCACGTACTTATACCGACGACAGTGGGCGTGAGGTTGTCATCGACCCTCAATGGTCTATGGATTTGCTGCTGAACCAGAACGGTAAATCTGTGGCGAATAAAGCTGGCATCCGTATTCGCGGCGGAGTTTCCGACCCCAAACCCAACCCGAAATACATTGAGTTTGTTACACAAAACAACCTCCTTGATAAAGGCTACACCGGGGAATATATCAAAATCACGAAGAAAGCCGTTAAGCAAGACGTAAATGAGGATGGATCGCCGAAATACAAAGGGAAGGTTCCGGTTAAAATCCCGGCCAACCCGATCAAAGTGCGCGATTCGCAAGGGGTTGAAATCCCGGCGGATGCGATCCCGCTCATCGGCAATGGTTCGGATGTGGCCGTTACCGTAGGCCCGACTCAGCCGGTCGGAAAGACGTTTGGCGCTTTCGGCGCTAGATTCGTCGCACTTAAGATCAAGGAATTGGTTGAATACAAAAAGCCGGAGCAAAGTGAAGGTTCCTACAAATTTGATCCTGACTTTGCACAAACTGCCTAATAGACGTGTTGGCCCGAGCGTGATAAATCGGGCCGCCCTTTCTTGATGTGTGCTGCTATGGGTAAATCCGTCCAGATGGTAGCAGCGCACTTCTGGACAGGCTGCGGAGGTAATAGACTTGCAAGTGCTTTGCCTAGAAGCCCTCTGTAAACAAAAAGGCTAGGCCCTGTCCAACCTAACGCAGAAAGCTTACTTAAAAAATGAAATCCATTGACACCTTGGTATCCGATATCTACTCTTATATGATCGGAGAAGGAGATTTCCCGGAACCGGACGAAAAAGACTTCGAGAATTTAGCCAAGAGAGTTGCAGACCTGTGCTACAAAAGGTTTAAGGAAAGGCGGTCCACCCAAACTAAAGAACCCTCTTTCTCTTTGCGAATGTCTAATTACGGGCTGCCAATACGAAAACTTCAATACGAGGCGGCTTATCCCAGTAAAGATAAATACGATCCTCCCACCCTCTTAAAGTTTCTCATGGGTGATATCTACGAGGCCATCCTCCTTTTTCTGGCAGAGCAAACCGGGCACCAAATATCCGACGCGCAGCAGGAGTTGGTAATCGACGGAGTACCCGGCCACCCAGACGCCGTAATTGATGGGGTTCTTGTCGATATAAAATCTGCCTCTAAATACTCTTACAAAACTAAATTTTCTCAAGGTAACCTGTTCCGCGACGACCCATTCGGGTATATCCCGCAAATTAAAGCGTATGGTGAAGCGCTTAATAAGGACAAACAGGCGTTTCTAGCGGTGAATAAAGAGACCGGGGAGCTATGTCTACTTGAAGTTCCCGCTTCCGTGCATTACGATGTGCGTGAGAAGATAGAAGAAACCCGGCGTTTTCTAGCCCCCGGCGCTCCTCTGGCCCCGAGATGCTACGCGGATGAACCGGAGGGTGAAAGTGGTAACCGGGTTCTAAATGGTAACTGCGAATACTGCCGGTTCAAAGATATGTGCTGGCCCGGATTAAGGAAATTCAAATATGCGAGTGGTGTCAAAAACTTTACGAAGGTTGTCAAAACCCCCAAAGTCCCAGAAGTTACAAACCCCTTGGGTGGGCCTCCCGAAGAAGATTGACGCCTACTACGGTTTCGTGTATCTTATAACGGCAATTCCTACTGGGAGGAAGTATGTCGGAAGAAAGTATTTCTGGTCAAACACAAGCTGCCTTAAACCGGGTAAAAAGCGGCGTACGCGCCATCGCAAGGAAAGCGATTGGAAAACTTATATGTCTTCATGCAAGCCTCTTATTAAAGACATTAAGAAATACGGAGTCGAAAGCTTCAAATTCGAGATTCTGCACCTCTGTAAAGGGCGCGGTGAAACAAACTACATGGAGCTAAAAGAGCTTGTAATGCGTGACGTGCTGCGCTCGGACGACTACTACAACGAGAACATACTATCTAGGTTCTTCCGAACGAATATACGTTGACCTACCACATGAAAATAGATTTTCGGTTCTTCGTCGCTAAAAAAGGATTCTTCTCTTTGTTACCAAAAGTAGAGGCTAACGGTATGCCACATGAGATACCGAACACTTCCGCTTATTGGGCTGAGAGCCGCCTCTTCCTTAAAGTTATAGATCAAGCCCTACATGATCTTGGCTCCTCGGATGAAGGTGTAAAAGAAGAAGCTGAAGATTGGTTTGATCCGAAGAACGAAGACTTCCAGCTTGTGTGCGAGTTATCTGGGCTTAACCACAAATTCGTATATAAAGCGGTGAAACTACACTTAGATGCGCTTGTTAAATCCAGAGAGCCAATGAAAAGAGTTCTAAAGAAGTACAATGTCAAAACCCCCGAAGAGTTTATGAAGGTGATCGTAAATGACGATGGATTATATCGGTAACAAAGCACACGCACAACTGCTCGCAGACACCGTAACTGAATACTACCGTAGCCGCGGATACTCCGGGGTTAGGGCGCAAGTGATTCCGCGGATGGTATCCAATTCGCAAGGAGACCGGGTGGCGGTTCACTATGACGTAAGAAGCAACCTCGTGTTCAACTGCAAGGACATAATCTAATGAAAACCGCCATCGTGTGTGCTGTATGGGGCGATTACCATAAATACGCCGATAGATGGCTTTCGGCAGTTCGTCAAATGGACCCAGCGCCCGATAAGATTGTTCTCGGCACTGATATTGAAGACTCAGATTTCTTTCTACCGGAAGAGTATCGCACCCCGGCAAGGGCCTCAAATTACCTTGTTAAGAATTTCGTGGATGAAGATTGGACTATTTTCGCGGACATTGACGACGTTCTGTTCCCAGATGCCTTAGGCGATTTAGACGAATCAGCCGACATACACGGGTTTAACTTAATAACTGATACCGGGGTGTTTGTGTTCTCAAACGTGGATCGCTGGAAAAATATCATGGATATTGGGGGAATTACTCCCTTTCCCGGGGCTTCTGCGGTTAAAACTGATACAGTTCTAGCAGTTGAGCGGCCAGACATTAAAATACATGATGTAGGTTTCTGGATTAACTGCAAGAAAGCCGGTAAAAAAGCGGCCTTTGATAATCGTATACGTTTCTTATATAGAACAGGTGGTCTTTCCGCAAAAGGGTGGGGCAACAGCGATCATGCTTTTGTAGAAAGGATGCGTATTCCTGAAAGCCCACCGAAGATAGCGAGTTATGTAGGCGGCATCGAATTAGATCAATGGAGGCTGTTAAACCCAGACTACGTATTCCGCCCGGTGGACCTGTTCTCAAATGTTAGCGTGGGAACGGCTGTATCATTAGCTTTGTTCTCCAGAGGCGGCCAGATAATTAAGGGCGACCCAATAAAGCTCTCAGACTCCAACAACATTATGCCTATGGACCCGGAAATCAGTTTGAATCTATTCGGGCGCGATGTAGGTTCGACGGAGGGGTGACCTTTCGGAAGGGTGTGCAACTCACCCCGCGTCCACCATAGGCACTTAGCTTAGTGGTTAAAGCTGTCCGCTCATAACGGATTGATCGTAGGTTCGACTCCTACAGTGCCTACCACTTTACAAATTGTAAAGCGCAAGTTTACAATGTCGTCGTCTAAAGTTTACAATGTCGTCGTCTGACCTTTACAAAGGAGCAAAACCATGAGAAAAAGACACCTCTCCGTGACCATTATCTGTCTATTTGGCTATTTCACGATGATGGGTGGTGGGTATTTCCTTAATTTGCTATTTCCTTATTAAAAGGTTTACATCAGATGGTTCACTATAAAGTTTCCCCTAAGGTCGATATCTCCAACCTGTTTGAAAGCCTTGAGACCGGGATCAGAGAGATCATGGGCTACGAGCAGAGCCGGGAGCTTTCCCTTTGTATGGCCCACCTTGAAATGGCCGCTCACTTCGCCAAGGCCGCTGTTGACAAGGTGGAGGGGTCTGGGGTATAATAAGCCCCACAACAGCCAATGACAATGTGAATTGCTGGGAAACGACTGCTTTGGCGGCCTAGTACCCAGTGAAGAGAAGGCCCCCGGCGCTACGGCGTTGCGGGGTCTTTTCGTAATTGGTATTATAGACGAATCCCTCAATCCTGCCCACCAAAAGGAACGAAAATGCCTTCGCTCTATAACTATTCCGGCGTCTCCGAATACACCGGGGAAACCTATCACATCACGATTGACAGAGATAGAGATGAGTGGTTGGGGGAAGCCTCCCTTATTCTGCTAAAAGAGGGGCGCTACATGCTCGATTCCGAAGAGTGCGGGCAAGAGGCTTTGGCTCGCGCCGCATGTGCTTATGCCTCAGATCAGGAACACGCACAACGCATCTATGAATACGCCAGCCGCCTTTGGTTCATGTTCGCGTCCCCTGTACTCTCTAACGCGGCCAACGCTAAAGGTCTTCCGATATCCTGCTACCTTTCGCAGGTGGATGATTCGCGTGAGGGCCTATCTGAGAACTGGAAAGAGAGCTTGTTCCTTTCCACCTCGGGCGGCGGCATCGGAACCGACATGTCACTTATCCGCAGCGTTGGTACTAAGAACTCGCGCGGGACTTCTACCCCGGGGCTCATCCCATTCATAAAAGTTCTCGACTCCATAACCGCAGCCAGCCGCCAAGGGGAGGTTAGGCGCGGGGCCACCGCCGTTTATCTCGATGTCGGGCACCCTGAAATTGAAGAATTTATTGCTATGCGCGATGAGTCTGATGGGGGTGACATGAACCGCAAGTGCATGACCTTGCATCACGCTGTAAATATACCGGACGATTTTATGAAAGCTGTGGTTAATGGCTCTCTTTGGGTATTGTACGATCCCCATACAAAGGAAGCGGTAAAGTCTATTCCCGCCCGCGATCTGTGGCAAAAAATACTGCACTCGCGTATGAAAAATGGGGAACCTTATATCCATTTCGTTGACGCCAGCAATAGGGCCATGCCGGAAGAATTGAAAAAGAAGGGGCTGCGTATCAACCAATCGAACTTGTGTGTTGCCCCCGAAACTTTAATACTCACGAAAGAGTTAGGTGAGGTGCCTATCGACTCTGTGTCTGGCAGCCTTGTCTC